TTGGTCCGGAAATTGCTTCCATCGAATTGTCTACACCTTCAGACAGAGTTTCAGTTCTTGCAGATGGAGAAACTACTCTTGAAGGAAAATATGATTCCTTTAAAGTCTCCAGTTTTTCACGATATTCTTCTTCACTTTCAAACTCAACACTTTCGGCAAGTGAAGCGAGCTTGTCTTTCTGAGTGTCTGCAAGACCATCAGCGACCTGTTCAAAGATTCCATCAGCAACCGACTCTGCGAGACGCTTGTTGAGTGAAACGTTTTTCTCAATCTGCTCGTTGAGTTTTGTCTCCATTTCATCAAGTTTTTCTACCATGCTCTCAAGCACATCATATTTATCTTCAGGGATTGATACATAATGTTCTTCAAAAAGACCCTTCATTCCTTGGAGGAATGATTCAGTCATTTCAGTTTTAAGACCTTGCTCTACGACAAGTGAATTTTCTTCCATCCACTCGCCGGCAACATACTCAAGATAAGCGTCTACGCGCTCTGCAAGTTCAGTTTTAATTTCTTCAACTTCTTCTGCAAGAGCAACTGCATATTGCTCTTCAAGAGATTCTTGAATTTCAGAAACCTTAGAGCGAAGAGCGGCTTCAAAGATGGTGCGTGCTTTCTCTTGGAATTCCTCAGAAAGATCTTCACCTTCTAGAAGAGCATTAACATCTTCATCGATGTTAAACTCTTCCTTCATTTCTTCTTCGTCCTCGTCTTCGTCTTCGTCTTCTTCTTCTTTTTTACCCTTTTTCTTACCGCCTTCCTCTTCTTCTTCGTCGTCTTCTTCTTCGTGCTTAGCTTCTAGAAGTTCTTCGTCCTCATCATACTCAAACTCTTCATCTTCCTTAACACCTTTCATTGCTTCTGCTGCAGAAGCACCTTTATTTACGACATCCTTAACTTGCTTAAGTGATTGTCCGGGCGTTTTCAGTTTTGCTGAATCATCGTCTGGACGATAGTTGGAAGGATCAGGACCTCCAAGATCTTCCCACCCGCCAGTTTGTCCTGGTGTTGCGCCAGATAGACTTGGCATTGCATCCGCTGCTTTAGCATTAGCATTAACAGCGGTTTTGGATGGTTTAGTGCCTACTTCCATTTCTTGTAAATCTCCACGAGACATTTGAACTCTCCGTTTAACCTTACGTTATAAACTATATTTATTTATAATTTAATAAATTACAATGAATTTAAAAATTCATTGAATAAGCTCAACTTATACTCTTCGAGTAGTTTTTCATCTACGAGAGTATTAATTCTCCTTTGAGTTTGTTCTGCCATTTTTTCGCGAAGCATTCCACCATCCCATATCCATTCTTTTCCTTCCATAATTCCCTGAACGAACGCATCAGGAGCAGAAGGATCGGCAACAATATCGGCAGCAGTTGCAAGCATAAAGTCTTCGCCAACTTCCATATAACCTGCAGGATTTTGCCTAACAGAACCAATACCACGAGAAGAAACTCCCAAACAAACTCCATCTTTGAGAAGTGACTCTACAATTTTTCCCATTGGTGTGGAAAGAATTTGTGCCTTTCCAATAAAATCATTTCCTCTTTGCTCAAGTGAAATAATTTTGTGAGAAACACGGTCAAGATTTACAGTTGGTCCATCTGGGTGTCCAAGTTCTCCAAGAGCGCGACCTTTGCAAATATATTGTTCAGTATAACGCTTTACCTCTCTTTCCATTACAACACGACCATAACGCCTATTGTTGCGGTTTGTTGTCTCTGTTTGAAGGAAAGGTCCTTGAATATAAAGAGTCTTCTTACCATTGACCGTTTCGGTAAGAACTTCTACTGATTCGATTTCTTCGGTAATAAGTTTCATTATGCTTGTCCTGTGATTTGTACTTGTTGGAAATAAAGTGTTCCCGATCCGACTCCGTAGGCAGAAATCTTATTTGAAACAACAACAGACGCATCTGTTGCAGAGAATGCAGTTGCAATTCCACTTGAATTATAATTTACGGTCATTCTAGTCTGGTAATAACCACCAACACCAGCAGAAGTATCAATTGATAAAACTTGTTGATGTGTAAAATTATAATATGACTGACCTGTTACTGTTAGAGTTACATAGTCACCAATTCCAAATGGGACTTGGGTTCCTTCTGGAACAGTAACAATAGTTGTTGTTCCTGTTGTTACTCCAACAACTCTATTTGATGCTTTAGTTAAACCTAAAGTTACAGTATCGCCTGCAGGAACATAGTAATCAGTATTGGTTGCAGTAGTATTAACGCCAATTGCAACGTGGGCAGCACCACCAACTGCAACTACTCTCAAAACACTAGATTGTACTGAAAAGGCAGATGAAGTTGTTGCAGCACCTGCAGTAAATGTAAATGAGGAACCTGCCCCAACTGGTCTATGAGCCATTATTTTAAATACAACACTTTTAGTTATTTATTAAATTAATAAATCTCTCTCCACTGAAGAGCAGCAGCAACAGAAGCAACAGCATTACCTGTAGTAGTAATGGTTCTTACTACAAGCACATAAATTTCAGAATCTGTGGAATTTATATTTTGAACAATAATATTTTTCTTTGCCTGACTTAATGATCCAGAAGCAACTGGTGAAAGTGAGTTTTGTGATGATCCAGAAGGAACATAACCTGATGCAAAGACATCACCATTATCATAAGTTGTTGCATTCACACAAACTTCAACACCACTATTAGCAGAAGCAGAAGTCCAAGTTAAAGTTCCTGCATTACCCAAATAAGCAGAACTTGGAAGTTTTATAACTTTATAAACAATACTGTTTGTTTCGCAGAATAACGAAAGATTATTTAATTTAACTGATATTCTATTTGGATATCCCTGGAAAATATTTTTGAGACGAATGGCGACCAAAGGAAGTTCTGTTCCTGCTGGTGTTGGTGTGGTTCTTGTAGTAGTCATTGTGTAAGCAAAGTCAATACCACTTTCCACATATCCACCTTCTGACATTACAGAGGAACAAATCTGATCAAAAGACGCTCCAATACCGACACCAGTATTTCTCAGTTCGCAACGAACTGGCAAGTTTGGATTTGCAATATAAACCGTACTTTGATAGTTAGAATGATTGAATTCGTGTGCAGTGATGAGTTGTCCATCGTGAGCAAATCCACAACGAACTCTACCGACACCTAACCACTGAAAATCTATAAATGCAAGTTGAGTTTTTGTAATGTCTAAATTAAATCCAGAAGTGCCTGTTCCATCACATTTATCTTTATTCCATTGTGATTGTGGGATTCTAGTTTCCGTTGCAATACCACTTACAAAAGATCTAATTACCCAATTGTTTGTCCCAATACCAGGATTTATTCCATCAGAAGTATTAAGTCCAACCTGTTCAAAATAAATTCCATCTCTATCATCAAAATATCCAGTTCTTTTAGTTGCATTCTGTTGCGGTGCATAAAAGTTAAAAGAACTATAAATTAATTGTCCTTTTCCTGGTTGATAATGATGATAAAATTTTGTTTGATGGACACTAAATGCAGTAGACCCAATACCAGTTTGCAATCTTGCACACGCTTGGTTTTGTAAAAATGTTACTGTTGAACCTGCTCCAGAAATACTATCTAAAAAGTTTGGGTCAATAGCATACAAATGCTTATAGTCACCAAGAGTAAAGAGTTCAGAAACTCTACTTCTACCGAATGCATCAACGGCATTTGTATCTGGATTGATAGTTATAAGAGTTTCTGATGAAATACCTACAGTTCCAGTAACTGGAAATGGATTTTGGGGACTAATTATTTGCCCATCACTTGATGCAACACCTACAACTTCAAATAATGATCTTTCCTGATTCAAATAATCTTGGGTTTGTATATTCCACTGAGCCATTTATCAATCAATCCATTCTAATTTTGATGGGTGGTATCTGCTTGCTCTTTTGATATTGCAGTTCTTTTCTGCAATTGGATAAATTTGATGAACAATTGCACCTGGATACTCTGCTTGCAATTCTTCACCTAAAGACTGTTTAGATGGAATACCAGTTTTGCTGGTTAATTCCATCCTGTAAAGACTTCCGTTCCACAGTACATCTGCAAGGTATCCTTCACCAACCGACTGTTGCTCTGGTTCAGAAGAATTGATGTAAAGATTTCCGTTAAAATCTCCAGAAATATTTACAGACTCTGAGATGAACTGTCTAAAGGATTTCATTCTTCTTCTGCGGTTTCGCTATTGAACATTGCGTTTGCTACTGCAGGACGAAATTCATCAATTTTTTCAGCAGACTTTGTAAATAAAAGTTCTTTAATCTTATCACTAATCTGCGAAGGAGATTCGTCAGCAGCAATCATATCTAAAAGGTCATCCATTTTTAATACCTAATAATATTTTTCTTTATTTATATCTCGCCACCCTTGGGCATTTCTGCAATCTTACCGCTTGCTTCAGTTGCATCACCTTGAGCATCAAGATTTGGTTCCATTACTGGTTGTCCCAAATCCATTCCTGCCGTTTCTGGTCCCAATGGCATACCTGTTGTAGGATCTACTGAAATACTGGGATCTGGAATTATTCCATCCTTAATCTCCTTTTTCATAATCTTATCTTGCTCAACAATTTCCTCATCAGTTTGGCGAAGAATCTTTCTTCTCAAATAATCTTGAGAGAAATACTTTCCAACATAAGGTTCTGCAACTTGAACCATATTTAATCTTTCGTTGAGAAGTTCTGCGTCTTTAAGTTCTGCAAAATGATTGTCATAAAGGAAGTCATATTGAATATGTTCTTCCATAATACTCCAATCCTCTGGAGTAATAATATTTTTGAGAATAAGTTGAGTTCTCAACATATCGTGGAACATATATGAGAATCTCTTTCTAAGGCGAGCAACAAACTTGCTGAACTTAACTTCATCGCGAAGAATCTCTGAGGATCTGCCGAGATTAAATCCACCATCTCCACCAATTCTTGTCGTAGGTACATTTAAAGATCTATAAAGTTTTTCTTGGAAATAATTAATGTCAGTAATCTCTCCAAGGTTTTGTCCGCCAGGAAGTGTTGAGATTTCAGTACCTCTTCCACCTTCTCTTCTTGGAAGCCAAAAATCCTCAAGCATTGACATAAATTTTTTATCATCGCGAATTTCACCTGTATTTGCATCATATACAAGTTTATTGCGATAACGCATCATAACATCGCGAAGATATTGTTCTGCTTTTACTTTAGGGAGATTGCCTACATCAATGTAGAAAATTCTTCTTTCTGGAGCACGAGATAATCTATAGATAACAAGACTATCCTCAATCATGCGAAGTTGATTGAGTGATTTAATTGCCTTATGGAGATATGAGAGAGTTGATCCTTTATTTCTATCTACTAGGCCTGATGTGCAGTACGTGATAGAATCTTTCGACATTTTGATTCCAGCAGTTCCACCAAGAGATGATGGGTTACTTGCTGGGTATGTCAGTTTTGGATTATAAATGAAATATTCCTCAATTTCAGGAAACTCAAAATCCATTGGATTATCCGAGTTAATATTAGACAATCTATATTTGTCCTTTTCGCTCTTTTTTTGCTGCCTTACATAACGCATTTTCATTGGGTCTATGTAACGCAGTTCTTGAATTCCTTCGTGTGGATTCTTTAAATCAATTACTTTGTGATAATATAACCTACCATCCACATACCAATTTCTATAAATTTCGTGAGACTTTTTATCAAAATCTAAAAGAGAAAGAATATATTTAAATTCCTGCCTGATCTTCTTCTTGATTCCATCACTCGCATTCAAGTTGGAAAGTTCAATTTCTATAGGAGTATCATTAGTGTCCGATACGATAGCTTCATTTACAATATCTTCAATAGCACTGTCACACTCGGGATGAAGTGCCATTTCTCGATATCTTTTGATTAAATCAAACTCTGTTCTATAAACTCCTTCAATATCAACATACGAACCAAAAAAACCACTACTCAGGTAGTGGTCAGTCCCGTCCTCATTATTTTGAGGAACTGGACTGACTACACCTGGAGATAATGGTTCGCTATCTTCAATAGAAAATCCAAACAATCTTGCCATAATTTATTTTTTGTTCTTTTGCCTTTTGTCTATTTATTAGACTTTAGCTGCCGTAGTTCCACTAATGATTTCGTAAGATTGAACTTGGAATTCAACGGTGAACTCCTCAATAGTGTCGCCACTATCATACGAAAGATCAATGTTGGAAACACTAGTTGGGAAGATATCAACGAAATTATACGCAGCTAGAATTGAACTATCAGATCCAGCGTTAGTGGTGCTGTTTATTTGAGCACCTCTTCCAAGTTGATAAACGGTTGCAT